ATGACTCTTGTATATTCAACAGAAACAGGCCGAATCAAACCAGAAGAACCTAAAGCTTCACGCCCAAAAGGCGATGGTATTGTTCGAATTCAACGAGAAACCAAAGGCCGAAAAGGCAAAGGGGTTTGCGTTGTCACTGGCTTGGATCTCGATGATGCTCCATTGAAACTTCTCGCCGCAGAGTTGAAGAAAATCTGTGGTTGTGGTGGTAGTGTTAAAGATGGCAACATAGAGATTCAAGGTGATGCTCGTGACAAAATCAAAACGCATCTTGAAAAAAAAGGCATGAAAGTAAAATTTGCCGGCGGTTAATTTCAAAGGAGCTTTCAAAGCTCCTTTTTAATGTCCTTCAAAGTGACCAGTTCACATTAAACGACATAATGAATCAGCAATCGAAGCAACCAATATAGAACCTTAAATCTTTGATTAATAAGGTTCTATATTAGGTATTTTATGGTAAATACGAATTATGTTTAATCATGAATATAAGCGCAACAATACCAGTAAAGGGCGGTAGAGATTCAAACATTTCACGTAGCGTTATATTGTATTTAACATAACGTACATAATGCGCACCGATGTAACTCGCTCAAACCCGCATTCGCACATTCTGTAAATAACCCCAATCCAATGCAAATCATTGAAATTCCACGTAAACCAAGCCCGTTATGCTTTTTTGCAATGTTGTTCCATAGCTCTCTTATACGTGGGTTTTCATTGCGATCAGCGTGAACACCAATTAGCGCAACTTCAGGTTCGATTCCTGCGCCTTCTGCTAAAAAAATGGCTTCTTCATCAGTCACATATCTGATTCCATTTCTCATTTTGCTGATTTTATTTGGCTCCACATTCAAATCATGAGCTATTTGTTTGTCTTGTACGTAGTTTTGAGCCTTTTTATAGGCATCTAACAGTTCATTCGCGTACATAACTGACCCTCCATTTTTAGTCATTTTAGCCCGATACATTCGATTTTTCGCATCTTGTAAGTTCGATTAATCGCATTTAGAGTTCCGATAAATCGAACTTGACCACCTTGGCTCTGGGCGTTTGCCCTTGACGCTTTCGCGCTTGGCCTTGGCGGTCACTCTCTCCGTTAACTGGTCAAGGTGGTTAATATGGATTTAGCAATATCGGCAGTCGCTATTCTCATCGATACAAAACACGGTCAGCGCTTCTTTCATGCATTTGGCAAGTCTGGCTGCGTTCAAACGGCTTGGTCTCTCGCCGGTGCGAAGTTGTTTTTGAAGGACGACAACGAACGTATCGAGAAAGCAACACAACGCCTTGAAAAGAAGAACAAAACATTCAAGCTTCACCATGTTTTCATGAATCAAATGCCCATCATTGAGGACGAATTATGAATGTTCAAATTCTTCTCTCATCGGGCACTCATCCTGTGTTTTTGAAGTCAATTTCAAAGGGTGACATTGTCACTACCTTTGATCCAAAACATGCCCTGACACTGCCCAGCTCGACCGCCAGAATGCTGCTGCCTATGGTGAAGCGTCGTTGGCCAATGGCTCAACTCTCCTACTCTTTGGACGTGTGATCATGGATAGCGTGTATTTCGACAATGAACCAGCACATGGGATTAATGCCTATTTCCCTTGGGGCCATCGCTACTTCAAGCATCAAGCGGAGTTTGAACAATTTCTTGCCGCTCACTATCCCGATGAGGCTTACCAGCTTGTCGAAATCACCGATGAAAACTATCAATCGTTACTTTTAAAGGGGGTCTTTCATGCTATCTGACGAAATTCGCCCTGTGAAAATTGACCACTTGGCGTTTACGTTCCCGTACTCATCGTTGCGCCATTTGGACAAATCCAATGAGCAAGACTTTATCAACTTGCAGTTCCCGGAGTATCGCGAACCGTTGGCGTTTTCAGCGGAAGCGATTGAAACGGCAATGGCTCGTCATAAAGCCAAGGTATCGAAGATCCTGTTCCATCGTTTGGAAGATTTCTTGGAAAAAGTATTCGGTTTCATCATGTCACCGATGCGTGGCCGAGGTTTACATGGCTATGAAGATTCCGCGGTGATTTTCGACAAAACACGCACCGTTGAGTGCGGCCTGATTGGGATTGGTGGCAATAACAATACCATTTTCATTCAGATTAACGGCACGGGTTGCACCAAGCTGTTTGACCACATCACGCACACCAAATTGCATTGGTGGCTATCAACGATTCTTGGTATTACGCGCCTAGTTCGCTTGGACTTGGCCGTGGACGACTACACCGGCATTTTCAACTGTCAGTATGCGCAAATGTGCTTTTATGAGGGGGCATTTCGCACCGCTCCAAAGGGTCGCGGCCCTTCAATGGTTCCTCATAAACGCATCACGCAAAGCGGTGAATTACTCGAAGAAGCCACCATTGTGGGCTCGCGTTCTTCGCTGGTTTATTGGCGTGTCTACAACAAAAAGCTTGAGCAAAAAATCACTGACCCTGACGTGGTTTGGTATCGCAACGAAGTGGAACTGAAAAAGTGCGATATCGATATGCTCGCGGCGCCTGCTTCGGCGTTCTCTGGCCTGTGCGACTTTGCCGCCAGTATCGAACCTGCGGAGCCTGTGAAGTTTTCCAAGAATAAGAAAGCAATCGGTCTTGAGTTCTTTGGCCGTATTGCTTGGACTCGTCGCCAATGTGGAAAGGCATTAGCGGAAATTGTCGCAATGACGGAGGGCGATTTGGGCGAGGCATTCGGCATGCTCATTCCCCCTAAATGGAGACGTACGCACTTCGACGAACTTGGAGTGCCGGACGCTTATACATCACTGAAATATCAAACTTTGGAGTCAAGGTAACATGGCAACTATCACCGGCATCGTTATTAAAGGTTTCCCAAAATCGGGAACTCAAATCGCAGAACTGAGCGTTTTGCGTCCTGTTGAAAACGTCAACGCGGAGAAGTTCAACCAACACGGCATCGGTTTTAATACAGATATCCCCTACAACAAGCAGCCGCTTAAAGTCTCTTTGGACTACGCAAAGCAACTGATTGAGACACGCGCGTTTCTTCCAAACCGTGACTATGAAATTGAGTTCGGCAGCAATCCCGATGACCCATTGGAAGTCTTGGTGACTCAAATCGTGCCGGTTGATGAAGACGTAAAGAAATACATGGCTCAGCAACTCAACGGCAAAGTGAGTAAGTAGACATGAGTGAGTGTGTGATGGCGTACAACAGTTACTTGCTGCTGACGCCTCCAGGTTATGACTGCACTTACACCATTCTCACCCCTTCTGAACTTGAGACGTTACGCGATCAAGCTTTTGATATTCAACCTCTCGGTTCGGTAACGATTGACCCGGAAATCTACGCCACGGTAAGCGGCTATTTGTTGTTGTCATTACTGGCGGGGCACATTCTGGGTCGCATTGTAAAAACCCTAGGGCGCGGTTAGCCCTTTATTCAGTCGGAGAATATCCTATGAAAAACCTAGCAAAAAAAATCGGTATCGCAGTGACCGCCACTCTGGTCACGTCTAGTGCGTTTGCTGAAGGTACGCCTATCACTGCTGCTCTGAATACGGCGGTGTCGACGGGTCAGGCCAACTACAGCATCGTCGTGATTGGTCTTATTGGTCTTGCCGCTCTCGGCTTTGGTCTACGTATGATTGTCGGCGCGATGCGCTAATCGTATGGCTGAAATGCTAACCAACGTCCTGTCTGTGCTCTTTGGCTTGTCCATGGCGGGATGTTTTGTTTATGGCTTCTATACCGGTATCAACGCCTCTTAACTGAGGCGTTTTTTTCTTGAGAGGATAACCATGAGATTTGCGCTTCACTACATCAACGTCGTGTCGGCCGCGTTGATTTTATTGTTCTCCTCTTTTTCTGCCTATGCGGAAAAACAGTGTGAAATAGGCAACATCACACCACATCGAGTGTGGAATGGTGCTCAGTTTGGCAATCGCCCTACTCTTTGTTTGCTTGAGTGCGAGTATCGCTCCTATGGGGACGGTGTGTCTTCGCTATGCTTTGTGAGCAGTGGTGACTGTACGGGGCGTTTTATTTCAACAGGGGGCTCTTGTACCAAAGACGGTCTTTATTTTGGTGGTGAGAAACCCAGCGACAAACCCCAACCGCCCACGAATCCTGATTCCGACCCGAACAGCGCATCGCAAGCAAAGTGGGCGAAAGAGGACTTTTCTTGCTCTCCTGCAAATGACGGAAAGTTCAATTGCACTGGCCTTTATCATGCGTTTGCTAAGCTCGAGACTTCGTCGTCTGACAAGATTGACCGACAAACTTATGACCTGTTACTGAAGCTCGATTCTGCCACCTTGAATGTAATTAGCGCCGTCAGCGCATCCAATGAAAACCTAAACCAAAACCTCTCAAAAGTCGGTGGGGAAATGGCAACGTCAAACGCTGAAGTGAGCAAGGAAGTGAAAGCCCTTGTGACCAGTGCGAACGAGAGCAATGAGGCGAGCAAAAAACAGCTTGAAGAGATCAAAGCGGAAGTTGATAAGCTCTACCCTTACCTTGATAACGACCTCTCTGAATACATCAGCAATAAAATCCGTTTTCTGGATTTTACGGTGAGAAGTGAGCACGACCAAACGACAACGCGCCTGACTCGCGAAATCACTCAAAAGTCCAAGACCCTTTTAAACGCCATCAATAACAACCAAAACACGCTTGAGGCTAACCAATCCAACCTCAAATCCCAAGTGGGTAACGTAAACCGGAACCTAAATACTAACTTCGACGCGCTCAGTAAAAATGTCGATGGAATGGAAGCCTCAATGAACGCACAGTTTGGAGACTTGAACGCCAAAATTGATGCATTGGAGTTGGGTAATGGTGGCAATCAAGACGGGGTTATTGGTGCGGTTAACGCGGTCGGCTCTAAGATAGACGGCCTTGGAACTAGCCTTGGTAATATTGGTGATCAACTCGGTGACATGTCCGATTTGCTTGGCGGTAAGGGCTTGAACAAGGGCGAGCACAACCCACTGGTGGCATTCAATGAGCTGCCCCTCTACCAAGACTCTGACGTCACTCAGCTCAATACCGACGTTGAAGCGCTAAAAAGCCAGTACAACCAAAAGGTGCAAGACTTTAAGAGCCTGTTCTCTTTTAACGCCAGCTCGCTCTCCAATGGCGAGTTTGTTGATCACACCTTAAATTTCTCGTTCGCTAATGGGGGAAATCTGAGTGCCACTTCATCAGTCTTCCCTGCATTGGTTCGCAACTCTGGCACCATCAGTGCGGTGATTTTGTTTATCGCGGTCATCGCTGGCCTGCGCGTTGTTATGGGAGCCAAAGACTAATGCAATTTATTCTCGATTTCTTGGCCTTTCTTAGCAGCGTTGGCGACACGCTCGTTGGCTTCATCACGTCGATTCCGGACTACTTTCACCAGTTCTTCGTCTATCTCAACGCGTGGTACGTCAAGATGAAGTTCTATTTCTTCATTATGTCGTTGCAAATGGCCTATGACACGGCGGTGTATCTGCTCAATGACATTGGGTTTAATCAAATGATTGCCTCTTCATTTAATGCACTGCCCAGTGAGCTGCGTTACTACGCGTTTCTTTTCAAGATACCGCAAGCCATTTCGATTTACTTCAACTGTTTAGCGACGGCTTTTGTGCTGAGAATGACGAGGTTCTGATCATGGCCATCTTCATTAGAACGGGCGCGAACGGCTCTTACAAATCGGCTTACGTGGTTTGGTTTACCATTTTGGAAGCGCTAAAAGCGGGTCGTGTTGTTGTGACTAATATAGAAGGCATGGAACCATTAGCCGTGATTGCGCAACGGCTTGACATAGAATTCCCCTCCACGACTCGCTTGATCCGTATCTTTAGCCGTGACCAAGACGGCATCGAGCTGTGGCAACACTTCTTTTGTTGGTGTCCGCTTGGGGCATTGATTGTGATTGATGAGTGCCAAGATATTTTCTCTAAGAACGTCGGCTTTCGGATGGATAAGGTGATGTATCGCCCTTTAGAAGAGTTCCTCGACAAGTTGCCACCTGACTATGAGAGTTTCTTCTACTCACGTTATACCCCTGCGGATATGTCCAACCTTGATGCTGGTGAGGTCGATGATAGAGGTCGTGCTGAATATGATGAACAAGGGCGGATCATCTATCCCTTATCTTTTAACGAAGGCTTTCAGCGTCACCGCAAATATAACTGGGATATTCACTTGCTCTCACCTGACTGGGGACAGATTCAAAGTGAGATTCGCGCACCTTCGGAAGAATGCTATTTCCACAAAGGGCGTGACGCCTATTTCTGGGCGAAGCGAAAGCCCTACATCTACAAACATCAAAAGAACGTTTCAACACCGACCATTCCCAAAGGAAAAGATCCCAACCTGACCAAGCAGAAAATCCCACTTGAGGCGTTCTTGCTCTACAAGTCCACATCCACAGGCATTGCGCGTGATTCTGGCGCAATGAACATGTTATTTCGCAGTCCTAAAATCATGGGCGTTACGGTTTTAGGCTTGCTCTGTATGGGGTATTTCATCTATGCGCTATCCAATTTGGTTTTTGGTTCTTCTGAGACGGTGGCGAACACGACCACGCAAAGCACTGAGGTTGCCGGTTCTGACTCGGCCTCTGGGGTATCTGCGCAAGGGGCTCGAGTTGATCCTACTGTATCTCCTGGTGGGAACGGGAATACGACTGCTTTTGTTTCCAGTCGTCCATCTACTCGGCTAGACGACATCAAGGAAATGCTTGGTCTTTACGATATTCAAGCGCTCTATTACACGGGATACACCACTAAGCAAGACGAGAACGGTTTTTACTTCTATGTGACGCTTGAAGCGACAACGCCAGAAGGCACTTACTACTTGAATGACCGATTCTTAAAGGCCAATCAGATTGCTTACGTGCATTACGATGATTGCTTGCTCAAGCTGACAAAGGGAGCGCTAAGCCTGAACGTGTATTGCAAACCAACGGTACGTGAGGATGTTCAGGAGAGAAAACCCGAAATGGCCAATGTACAACTTGGCCCATCATTTTGAGGAGATGGCTACGCGGCTAGCGGCGGCCTACTTTTATAACAGGCCAACCGACTAGGGCTTGGCAAGCCTCGTACAAGGACGGACTAGGACGCGGAGAGGCGCGGCCTAGCCCGTCGATAGCCATCGAACCTTCCCCCTTTATCCCGACAGGGAAAAGCGATGCACGCAGTGCAAGCGAAGCACCAAGCCACTCTCAAAATTCAAGCAAGCGAACATGGCCAAATGGCGCGGTTAGTATTCCACGTCGTTCCTTTGACATGCTGCCACCCCTCGCCCTGCTAAGCCTAGAAAGAAGCCGCCACATCAGCATAACGCTCAGCGTTTTCCAGTGTCTCTATCCACATTGGGGTTAAGCGAATGCGCACAAGGACGAAGACTGAGGACGCGGAGCATGAGCAACCCCCGTCCTGTATCACGGGGGTAAATTCCCCCGTACTATCCACTCTCACCGAACCAGTCGAACCGCAAACGAAGTGCGCCAGTGTTTGAGCGAAGCGAGTTCTTTTAACGTCTGAAGTCTTACTAAAGCATGAGCTCTAAATCTATGCGATTCAGCTCATGCTTATTCATAAAACACATTTAAACTTCCGTGTTATAAAACTCGTAAATTTTCAAGGTGGAATCAGAGGTTATTTTTAAAAGGCTTATATAGAATGTAAAAGTTGTAACTTTAAAGAAGAAGCAAACAAAGCGTTTTTTCTAAAAGTTCTTGGGGCTACTTTCGTTGGGGGTGGTTTTTGGGCTTGGGTAACCGTTTTCTTTGCAGGAACGGGTTTTGCTCTCGTAATATGCGTTGCAATTGTAACGGGTGGTGTGGCCATTTTAGCGTTTTCAGACGAAATAACCCAGTGGGTCTCAGAGCGATATGATTGTTCTAACTGTGGCAAACGGCATTGGCGATTGGTAAAAAGCTAACCATTTTATTGAGACTCTGCTAACTTGTGGCCGTGTATAGTAGTTCACTTGGTTATTTTATCAACTGATATACTATAAAAATTGATATAAATCTAATTGCATCAATCCTTGAATGCTTAAATGGTGACAAAATTTTTACTCTGGGATAGTCTGCAGAAGTCCAACAACCATGGCAGCAATGATTATATAAAATGTCTAAGCAATTAAAACATCTCATAATTTCGTCTATTAAACGAAGCCAAAATAACAACGCATCTGCTAACACTAGAGCCACTGAAATCGACGTGTCTGAACTCCCACAATCGACGGTCGACTCTCTAACTGGCCTCTTCATTGGAGGCGGGATGAAGACAGGTGTATTTGTTAGTGACTCTGCATATAAGAGAGAGCTGCTTGAAAAAACAACTCTAAATGAAGATGACATTTCATTTTCTGAGTTTAGGACTCTGTCAGATAAACTAGCAAAGTTACTTGCTCAAACATTAAACCAGGGACAAGCCCAGCAAGCAAAAGATGGATTTCTCGTATCATATGTGTATTCCAGCACTTTTGGTACAGGTGAAGACACATACACGCAAACATACTTGTGTAACGTTTTTCTACACCGCGTCGAAGGTGTAGATATCAACGAAGATCTAACATTTGAAGAAATTGAACGGATTAATTTAGACAACTTGTCTCTTGGTGCCCGAGTCTGTGTAGACAGCGTCTACTCAGATGATAGCAATGAACGCCCAATTACTTTCAAAATTAGTGGTCGTACAATTGTCAGCAAGTTCTTCTTAAAGTTCATTGGTGGTGAAGAACCTGAGAACTCGACGGAAGATACTAAACGTTTAAAAGATGCTATCGAAAAATACGCTAGTGAAAATGGGTATGACATTGATGGTATCGAATGTCTTTGCGATAGAGCGAAAGCATTCTGCAAAGAAAGAATTCAGCAAAACGATGGATATGTTAGCATTTTGGATTTGGCTGCATATCTTTTTGTTGGTGACGATAAAAGAACAGGTTTCGTCACTCTATTGCAGGACGAATATTCAATATCTGAGACATTTTTAGTTAACCCGAGCGAAGTGAATAAGTTCACCAACTTATATGTCAAAACATCTGAATTTACACTGCAATTTAAAACAAAGGCACTATCAACCAATATTGACTGGGACCCTGAAAACCAGTCACTAACTTTTAGCAACTTGCCAGAAGAAGCAGTAAATCAAATTCTGACATATTTACCTAATAGAGAAAGTGTCACTGTTAACTCATGAATAAACCACACTTAATGATTACTGTTAAATTATGAACAAAGCTGAACTTGAACAACTGTTTTCGTCTATAAATTATCAGTGGAATGAAGACAATAGTGGTTTAACTGCACATGCTGATTTTAGCTCTCTTCCTGTAAGAGAGCTCATTAACGCTAGTATCAATTTTGGGCTAATTAACAATCGAGTTTATCCTACCAGTGGCAGGCCTATAGCTAAAGATTTTTTTAACCTCAGTGGATCTGACTTACAAAAAACTTACAAAGTAACTATAGAAATAAACAACCCTAATTTAAAAATATTCAAGAACATTGAACATTTATCTACAACCTGCCCCACTTCATCACCACAGTCATTTATAGTGACTGATGATGAGAGCTTTGTTTTTGTTGAAAATGGACAGCTACCTGAAAGTCCGCCAATATCACTATCTAATTATTTCCACCTTTCCGATATCTGGTCGGTTTTAAAAGAACATTCTGATGATAGTAAAACTAACACTATAACGTTTTTATATAGACGAAAGCTTCACTTAAAAAACACATACTCTAAGGAGATTCTTAAGCGAGGTTTTGATGGTTATGCGTTATTTACCAAGCTTCTTAAGATTCCAGAAAATGATCAAGAGCTAGAGCATAAAATAGAAAAAAATCATATTCTACAAAACACTCTTCTTACTTTTCTTGAAAGTATTGAGGTAGATGAGCGTTTTAACTATCTCCTGAACAACTTTGATAAGTTTGTTTTAAGATTAGATGAAAGCTATCAAGCGTATGTAGTTGGATTTTCATTTGATAAACTTCGAGAAAAGCACGAAGAGAAATATCGTGAGTTTATGGTTGCTATCAATGACTCTATTTCATCTATGGTCATGAAATCATTGATGATTCCAAGCGGAGCATTTTTGTTAGCAACACGAACTCAATCTATAGGCTCAAAACTAGATTTAGGAAGCGCTAGCTTACAAATGATATCAAATTTAGGCATTACCGCTTGTGCTATTTTTATTTCTATAGTGTTTTATTTATTATTGATGAGTGAAGCTCATTCTTTATCTGCAATTAAATTCGAATATAAGAGTTTAATGGGACGTCTAAAAGATAAAAGCTCTCAGGCGTATGATGCTATTGAATTGCATGAAAAACGTCTTTCAAAACGGATTGAGTTTGGAGAACTATTTATAAAACGCTTACATTGCATTAATCTAATGTATGCCTGCGTAGCCCTTGCCTGGGGCTTAACAAAGCAATTTCCGCCAGATGTACAATGGTTTCTATAAATAAAGGCTCCTTTCGGAGCCTTTTTTACATTAGATTCTTTAACGCTCTAGCGTACTTCAAAACTTGTCCGGCCACTTCCATGTCACTAAGAGCTCCTATTTCTAAAAGCGCTATGCCAGTTAAAATTTGTTGTGCCGTGACTAGCTGTCCTGTAGGAAGTTCTAATTTGTCATAGTGCATTTTGAATTGGTCCCAATTTTCGGAGGAGCTCAACTCTCTTCCTTTTGCCATTCTTATGAGCCGTTTACATTCGGGAGGAATGTTTTTCCCTTTGTCCCACTCTTTGACCTGCCTCACACTTTTAAAACAAAGTTTAGCTGTATCTTCCAGGGTTAAGCCGCATTCAAATTCACGAAAGACAAAGTTTTTTGTCATTTCGTAATACTTCATTGATGAAACTCCGAAATCTCGAAATTTCATACGCATCGCTGATACATTAAGCTCGCATGATGCGTACTAATGCTACATAGCCCTTTTATCAAGTATTATTGGACGGCAGACATTATTCTCCAGCTAGTCTAGTATTTTCCAAATATCTGGGAGCCTATGACCTTTCTTTTGCAGTGACATGACGATATGTGATTGATGATGTTCATCAACGGGCGGATGACTACCAAAGTGCAGCTCTTTACAACGTCGTGCTTGCTCAATGCGGTCATATTTGGCTAACACTGATAACAATTCTGCTTCCACTTGCCGGTAGTTATATCGGCCGTTTGAGAGTTCCCTTGCAATGAGGTTCATTCCTAGGTTCATCGACATAAGGCTTGCTAGCTCTTGTCGAATATCGGCTCTATCATCTATCCGACCTTGATCGTAAAAAGGCACAAAGTAGGCGTATAGTGGAGCCGTTCTATCGCAGACCACGAGACGTTGCCGTATGTACTTTGATGATGCATTCGGCGTTCTCGCTAAGATGTGTTCAATGCGTTGATGAATTTGAGTATCACAAAGATCGCGCATACCAGCCCTACCGATTGCCTTACCGTGTTTCTTATCATGCCATAGTTGTATTAATAATGAGAGCCGAGTCTTGTTAGCTATGCGACACTTCTAGAATAAGAAAAAGACAATTAAATCAATATGCTAATTATTTTTATCTCACTAATATTGATGTCATCCGATGACGTTACTCGACGCGGTAATCACGTTACTTATTGTTTGAATGCTCAATGTCGATGCGATATAGTGAAAACTAATTTGAAACACATCAGTTATTGGAGATCCTCACGTGTGTTTAGTCATTAAGTGTGGTTGTACTCGCTGCCCACCCCGCTCATAAGATATCTAACTTTGTCTTTTCCGACACATAGCGACATGTGTCTTGATATCTATTGGAGTAAATATGACTATTGATACCGTAATTGCCTTTGCTGGCGTTGTTTTTCTGCTTGCTATCATTCCAGGGCCCAATGCCCTTTTGATCCTCTATACCTCGCTATTCCACAGTAAAAAGCATGCATTTTCTAACATAGTTGGAATAAGTGTAGGTTTTCTCATCCACGCGTTTGTTTCTGCTCAAGGTCTGAGTTTGTTGCTTTCTCAGTCATTCATTGCATTCAATGTGTTGAAATGGCTTGGTGTTGCTTATCTCTTGTGGCTTGGCGTAAACAACATTAAAAGTGGATTAAGACAGGCCGTATTAACGGTAGGCGTAGACAAACCTAATACGACAACGCTATCAAACAGCTTTACCCGAGGACTTCTCACCAACTTGCTCAATCCTAAAATTGTGCTGTTTTACCTCTCCATATTTCCGCAATTTGTTTCTCAGGAACATATACTCGAACAAAGTATGACATTAGGTATGGTACAGACTCTGGTGGTTGCCAGTTGGTTTAGCGTGATCACGCTATTTGCCGTCAGAATGAAATCGTGGTTAATGAGACCGAAGTTTGCTCGATGGTTGAATTATCTCAGTGGTATTTTGTTTGTTGGATTCGGATTGCGTTTAGCAACGACACGCCTATAGCCTTGTTGGTGTTTGAAAAAGCCCTGTATCGGGCTTTTTCTTAACCCTTGATTCTCGCAATGGCTCTTGCGTATTTCAGCAATTTGGCTGACGTTTGCAATTCAAGCTCAGATTGAACATCAATAAGAGCCATTCCCGTCAGGATTTGTTGCGGTGCGATAAATTGACCTGTTGGCAATTGAAGTCGATCATAGTGCATCGAGAATCCTCGCCACTGACAGTGACTTGATAGCTCTCTGCCTTTCATCATTCTCATCAGCCTTTTACATTCATTTGGAATGGGGCTTCCTTTATCCCACTCCTTGACTTGTTTGATGCTCCGAAAACAAAGCCATGCTGTTTGCTCAATCGTTAAACCGCATTCCACTTGCCGAAAAAGGACATTTGGGGTCATATCGTCATACTTCAT